CGAGGCTGCGAAGAAGCTCCACGAGCAGTGGTTGCTGAACGAGATGGACATGCAGTCGTCTCAGGGGTTCGTGACCACGCTGACCACTTCAAGGTCGTATGTGATTGTGTGGGCGGACCCGTTCACGCAGGAGCCGACGATTTCGTGGGAGCACGGCTCTGACGTTGAGATCGAGTATGACTGGGCGAACCCTCGGGCGCGTAAGGCCGCGTTGAAGACGTGGGCGGATAACGACCGCGAGTATGCGACCCTGTTCACCCCTACTTGGGTGTGGAAGTTTGAGCGCCTGCGGTCGACTTCGCGTGTGCAGGAGGAGTCGCAGTCGGTTCAGTCTCGGGTCCGTAACGCGGGTTCGACTGGTGGTTGGGTGCCTCGTGAGGTGCCGGGTGAGCAGTGGCCGTTGGTGAACCCGCTCGGGGTTGTGCCGGTGGTGGAGATCCCGAACCGGCCGACGTTGAAGGGTGACCCGATTTCGGAGATCCAAGGTGTCATCCCTATGCAGGATGCCGTGAACCTGATGTGGGCTTACCTGTTTGTGGCTGCGGATTATGCGTCGATGGATGCGCGTGTGATCACCGGCCAGGAGCCGCCGAAGATGCCGATTCTGGATGCGAACGGGCAGAAGATCGGTGACCGTCCTGTTGATATGAAGGATTTGCAGGAGAAGCGGTTCCTTTGGTTGACGGGTGAGCACGCGAAGATCGATTCGTTCCCTGCGGCACGTCTGGATCAGTTCACCGCGGTGATTGATAAGGCGGTTGGGCATATTGCGGCTCAGACCCGCACACCTCCGACGTATTTGGTGACGACGGTTGGTATGTCGAATGTGAACGGTGAAGGGTTGAAGGCTTCTGAGATCGGTTTGGTGAAGAAGTCGCTCGAGTTCCAGTCGTTTGCGTCGCCGGCTATCCGTGAGGTGTACCGCCTTGTCGCGCTCGTGTTGGGTGATCAGTCGTTGGCGCGTGCTGCGAAGTTGGCGACGATCACGTGGGCGAACCCGGAGATCCGTTCGGAGGCGCAACTTGCCGACGCCCTGTTGAAGAAGAAGCAGCTCGGTTACCCGCTGAAGTACCTGATGGAGATCGACGGGTTGGACCCGCTCGAGATTGAACGGGTTATGGGCATGGTTGAGGAAGAGCTGAATGACCCGCAATTGGCGGCTGCGATGAGGGGGCTTGATGATTCCTCAAGCGTCTCAGGAGCAGTATCGGAGGCAGGCGGCGATAGCGGCGACGACGGCAGCTAGCGTCTCGAAGTTGTGGCGGACCCTGGGGGACGATTTTTCGTCTGATTGGGTGTTTGCCCGTCCTCGGGTGTTGGCGGTTGTCCAGCAGGGGCGTGTGGCGTCTGTGGGTGCTGCGGTGCCTTATACGGGTGCGGTGTTGGCGGAGACGGGGCAGGCTGCGCCGGCTGTGGGGGCGGTTGTTGCTTCCCGGTTTGTGTGGTCTGCCCCGGATGGACGCCCGGTGGGTTCGCTGTTGGATGAGTCGTTGATTGCGGCGAAGACTGCGGTGAAGGCTGGCGCACCCGTGCGCGAGGCGTTGTCGTCTGCTGGGTCCCGTTTGACGCGTGACGTGTTGACGGTGTTGGCGGATACTCGCCGGCAGGTGTATCAGGCGGACATCATTTCGCGGCCGACGTTGACGGGGTATGCGCGCATGTTGAATGCGCCTTCGTGTTCGCGGTGTGTGGTGTTGGCGGGGAAGTGGTTCCGGTGGAATCAGGGCTTTCAACGGCATCCGCGTTGCGACTGCATCCATATTCCGGCGTCTGAGTCTGTTGCGGGTGATATGCGGGTTGATCCGCGCGCCTACTTTGATTCGTTGTCGAAGGATGCGCAGGAGAAGACGTTCACCGCGTCTGGCGCTCGGGCGATTCGTGATGGTGCGGACCCGGCGCATGTGGTGAATATCCGGCAGCGGGGTTTGACGGTTGCGAAGCCGTCCCGTCGGCGGGGCACGCACATGACTGTTGATGACATTTACAGGGTGGCCGGTTCGCGTTCTGAGGCGATCCGGTTGCTCGAACAAGAGGGCTACATTGCCCGCTCATTCTTCCCGCAGTAGGCGGGACAGGCCGCGCAACGCGGCAACAAACCAACTAGGAGCAATTCCATGTCGGATGAAATCGTCGACGCTGTCGACACTGAACTCGAGGCCCCCGTTGAGGCTGAGGTTGACGCACCTATTGAGGGTGCTGACGCTTTGGGCGATCCGGGTAAGAAGGCTCTTGATGCGATGAAGGCGGAGCGCAAGGCTGCGAATGATCGTGCTAGGGCTGCTGAGGCTCGTGCTGCCGAGTTGGCGGCGAAGCTTGAGGGTCGTGAGGCTGAGTTCACTGCTGAGCAGGAGCGTCAGCGGGCAAAGGATGAGGCGTTGGCTGTGGCCAATAAGCGCATCCTTGCGGCGCAGCTCAAGCTTGAGGCGAAGGGGAAGCTTGCGGACGTTTCGGACGCGCTTCTGAATATCAGCCTTGACGAGTTCGAGGTGTCTGATGACGGCGATGTCGATTCTGACGCGTTGGCGTCTGCGATCGATGACCTGTTGGCTCGTAAGCCGCATTTGGCTGCGGATAAGCGCCGTTTCGATGGTGCCGCGGATCAGGGTGCGCAGGTGCCGCAGCGTTTGACGCAGTTGTCGGCTGCGGATCTCGAAAACATGTCTCCCGCTGAGGTGAATCAGGCGCGCCGTGAGGGCCGCCTGGATCGGGTCCTTGGCATCAACTCTTAGAAAGGGGTAGCCCGAAATGGCTATTACCAACTTCATTCCCACAGTTTGGGATGCGGCCCTGTTGGAGCGGTTCAACACCGCCAACATCCTCATCCCGGCGCTGAACCACCAGTACGAGGGTGTCCTTTCGGCCGGTAACACGGTGAAGATCACCGCCGTCACCACGCCGACGATCGTTGACTATGCTGCGGCTTCGCGTGTGATCACGCCGGCCCAGATGTCTGACACGACCCAGTCGCTCGTCATCAACCAGGAGAAGGCGTTCAGCTTCATCGTTGACGACATCGACAAGGTGCAGTCGTCTGGTTCGTTTGAGCCGGTGACCCGTGACGCGGGTGCTGCGCTTGCTGAGGACGCTGAGGCGACCGTCATTGCGGCGCTCAAGGCCAACGGCACGTCGGCTGGTACCGGTGCGATCACGACCGCTGACCTTGCGTACGCGGCTGTTGTGACCATCCGTCAGAACCTTGTGAAGGCTAACGTGCCCTCGAGTGACCGTATCCTTGCGGTTTCGCCTGAGTTCGCGTCCCTGCTGCTCGGTTCGGCGTCGAAGCTGACCAGCTTTGACCCGGTGGGCGACCAGCCCATCCGTAACGGTGTCCTCGGGCGTCTCCTCGGCTTCACGGTCGTTGAGCACCCGCAGCTGACCCACACGTCGAACCGTCCGGCTGCGATCGGTTTCCACGCCCCTTCGGTGGCGTATGTCGGTCAGATCCAGAAGACCGAGGCCGGTCGTATGGAGACGAAGTTCGCTGACTACATCCGTGGTCTGAACGTGTACGGCACCAAGGTGCTTCGCGCCACTGCGGTGCAGACGTACCTGCCCGCCACTTGATCTGAGGAGTAAATGGTGGACGCATTCGCTACGTATCAAGATCTTGAGGCCCGGTTGAACCGGGCCTTTTCTGTTGATGAACAGGCATGGATCACGACGCTGTTGGAGGATGCGTCCACCTATCTTCGGGGTGTGATTGGTCAGACGGTGTACCCGGCGACGGTTTCCACGTTCGTCGGGTACCCGCAGGCCGGTCGCCTGGATCTGCCGCAATACCCGGTGGTTGCGGTCACCTTGGTTGAGCGTGACGGGGCGGCCTTGGTTGAGGGCACGGATTACGCGTACCGGCCGGGCTACCTCGTTTTGGATTCGGATGACCCGGTTGAGGTGACGTTCTCGTGGGGGTACACGTTGCCCCCGGACGAGTTGAAGCGCCTCGCGTGCGTGCTCGTGTCGCAGGCGTTGGTGACCCTTGAGGCTGGTATTGGTATCACGGCTGGCGGGTTGTCGTCGGTGGCTTTGGATGATTTCAAGGCGGCGTGGGCTGATGGTGGCGAGTCGTCGGGGATGGTGTTGACCCGTCATGCTGAGGCTTCTGTGAAGGCGCAGTTTGGTCGCGGCGATTCGTGGGTGGTGGATGCCCGATGACGGTTGAGTCTGGTGTGCTGGGGTTTGGTCGGCGGATGGCTGAGGCGCGGATGACGGACACGGTTCTGATCAAGCGGCAGTCTGGTACGCCGACTCCTGACCCGGTGACGGGTGACCTTGTGTACACGTTCACGACTGTGTATCAGGGCAAGTGCCGGCTGGTGTTGAGGTCCACGGTTGTGTCGGACGAGGATGCGCAGTCGCAGTTGTTGGGTGTGCAGTCGCCTCGCCTAGATGTGCCGGTCGCTGGTACTGGTGACGTGAAGAACGATGACGTGTTCGAGATCCTGTCGTCGACTGGTGACCCGCAGCTGGTGGGTTTGACCGGCACGGTGTCGGGGATGTTCCCGCATTCGGGGTCCACGGCCCGCAGGTTGCCGGTGAAGGTGGGGTCCTGATGGCGATTAAGTTTGACTTCTCCGAGGTGGCAAGGTTGGCCGCCGATCTTGGTGCGGCCCCTGGGAAAGCGGCCCCGAATATTGCGAAGGCGATCCAAGTTACCGCGCATCACGTTAAGTCCGATTGGGCGGATGATTGGTCTGGTTCGTCGCATGTGCCTGGTGGTGCGGCGTCGATTACGTATGACATGACGGGCCCGTTTTCGGCTGAGATTGGTCCGGAGCTGCGTGGTCAGGGTCCGATTGCGGGCATGCTCGAGTACGGCACCCCGAACACGGGTGCACGCGGGTTCGGTGCCGCAGCGTTGCATAAGAACGAACCCGATTTCGTGAAGGGTATCGAGTTGGCGGCGGGGGACATCCTGTGAGCGCCACGTTGCATCATGACGCCCTTGTGGCCCGCCTGCGTGCGGATACTCAGTTGGCGTCGCGCGTGTTCGAGGTGGGCGAGGTTCCCGCGACGGCCCCGGACTGGTATCTGGTGGTTGATACGTCGT